GGTTATGGAAACCTTTAGCTCTGATATTGCAATTGATGAGCTTAAAATGACCCAAGCAATACATGATTGGGCTTTAAAGTACAAACCCACCTACATTGCTTATGATAAATACGCAACCGCTTCTATTGCCCAAAAATTAGAACAACAGAATCATAAATTAATTGATATTAGCGGTCAAACTTTTTACCAAGCCTGTGGAGAATTAGCTGACAGTTTGACCAATAACCGTATTGTCCACAGCGGTCAACCTGAGTGGGTTCAATCAATGAATAATTGTGCAGCTAAGCAAAATGACTATGGCTTCAGAATAATCCGCAGAAAATCCGCGGGAGATGTCTGTTCGGCAATTGCAACAGCAATGTGTGTTCACATGTTATCAAAGCCAATTTCTGTTCCAATGATCTACGCATGACAGTTAAAAGTGATATAATTCTCTAATGGGATTTTTCCGCGATTTAATCGGCATAACACCAAAAACTGATATTAAGGCTGAGTTAGCCCCTTCAGTCATGGGCGATACTTTTAATTACTTTCAACCATTTCAACCATTAAGTTTTGACAGAGCTGAAGCGATTACAATTCCTTCAGTTCAGCAAGCACGCAACATTATTTGCGGAATTATTAGCGGCATGGAACTTTCTACTTACTCAAAAGCAACTGGCGAGGAAATACCTAATTTACCTTGGGTTAACCAATTAACTAAAAACGCGCCAAACAATGTAACTCTTTCTTGGATTGTTGATTCATTAATTTGGTATTCGGTAGCCTACCTTCAAGTAAAAGAAGTTTATCAAGACGACAATCGTCCCGCAAGATTTGAATATGTTGTTAATTCAAGAGTTACAGTTGAATTAAATAATAACAACACGCTAGTAAAAACCTACCATGTTGACGGAAAACCTGTTCCAATGGAAGGTATTGACAGTTTAGTTACGATTCAAATTGGTAAAGATTCTCTTTTAACTTCAGGCGCAAGAATACTTAGATCAGCTGCGGATTTAGAAAAAGCCGTTGCAGTTGCTTCATCTACACCACAACCAGCTGGAATCTTAAAAAATAATGGCGCTGACATGGGCGAAAAAGAAGTTGCAGGATTATTGTCTGCATGGCGTCGCGCTAGAGAATCGCGAAGTACCGCATACTTAACTGCAAGTTTAGAATACCAAGCCACTTCATTTTCTCCTAAAGATATGATGTATGTGGACGCTTTACAAAACATGGCAGCTCAAATTTCAAGACTGTTTAACATTGACGCGTTTTATTTAAATGCAGATCAAAATGCGTCCATGGTTTATCAAAACATATTAGATAACAGGCGTCAGCTCGTTAGTTTTACACTTGCGCCTTATATCCAAGCAATTGAACGCCGTTTTTCTTTAGATGATCTAACGCCAATGACTCAAGAAATCCGTTTTGATATTGATTCAGGGTTCTTGCGTACCGACCCAATGGAAAGACTTGCAGTAATTGAAAAGATGTTACAACTAGAACTAATAACCGTTGAACAAGCGAGAGAAATGGAAGAACTAAGCCCAAATGGAAATAATTAATTTTAGCGCAGATTTAGAAGCTTCAGAATCTCGGAGAATTATCGCTGGCAAGATTGTGCCGTTCGGTAACGAGATTGGAAATACAAGTGCAGGCAAGGTTATATTTGAGCAAAATTCAATTCAAATAGATGACCCAAAAAATGTAAAATTACTTTTAGAGCATGACCCTAAAATGCCAATTGGTCGCATGAAAAATGTTACTGAGGATTCAAATGGTATTTATGCAGAGTTTAAAATTTCTAATACAACTCGTGGCACAGATAGTTTAATTGAGGCGTCTGAATCGCTTCGTTCGGGCTTAAGTGTTGGAGTTGAAGTTATCAAAGGAAAAAACAAAGACGGAGTTTATCGCGTAACCGCGGCTCGTCTAATTGAAGTTTCGCTAGTACAGGCAGCCGCTTTTCAAACTGCCGAAGTAACTAGCGTTGCTGCGTCTGAACATACAGAGGCAGTTTCAACCGAAACCAAAACAGAAATAGAGGAAATTGTGGAAAACACAACAACCGATACACCTGTTGCGACCGAGGTAGTAGAAACCCCAGCGGTTGAAGCTTCTCGCCCAACAGTAACAGCGGCGGTGTATACAACACCACGCGTTGCACCAATGACTTCAGCTCAATATCTTGAGAACTCAATCAGAGCAGCAATGGGTAACGACGAATCTCGTCAACTTATTCTTGCAGCTGATTCAACCACTTCAACAAATACAGGTTTAACATTACCTTTGCACATGCAAGAGTTTGTTACCTCATCAATTTCAGATCGTCCAGCAATTGACGCGATCAGCCGCGGTACATTACCTGTCAGCGGACTTAGTTTTACTGTCCCAAAATTGACAGTAGCCCCAACTGTAAATGAAGTTAACGAGGGTGCTGCAATGACTAACGACGAAATGGAATCAGGTTACCTAACTGCTTCAGTCGTTAAACTAGCCGCAAAAAATGAGGTTACTTGGGAACTCATTGATAGAAGCTCACCTGAGTTCATAAACGAGTTACTTCGTGAGTTAAATGACGCTTATGCTAAAAAATCTGACAAGTTAGTTTTGCAAACAATTGTTGCAGACGGAACAGCGGCAACAGCAACAACAGCTGACGCAGACGGATTACAAGCTTTCCTTGCAACAGAGGCAGCGGCAGCAAAGAAGTCAACAGGTAAGTTTGCTCGCAACCTTATTGCTTCAACTGATGTTTGGGCTTCAATTATGGGCATGCAAGATTCAAGCAAGCGCGCTCTTTACATGGCTTCAAATCCTCAAAACAACTCAGGTAATGTTTCAGGTCAATCAATAACTGGAACTGTACTTGGCGCAAACCTTTATGTTGACGCAAATGTTTTGGCTTCAGGATTCATTGATGATTCTTGCTTCTTGGTAGTACCTGAAGCAATTACATATTACGAGTCACCTGTTACAAAATTACAGGTACAACTTTCCGATAATGGAAAGATTTCAGTACAAGTTTACGGTTATGCAAGCGTGCTAACAAAGCAAGCAGGCGGAATCCGCAAGTTTAACAAGTCTTAATTTAGACTGTTATTAAATGTGAGGGGGCTTTGGAAGCCTTAGCCCCCTTACTCTAAGAAGGGAATTATGGCAGCCACATTTTGCACCGAAGCAGAGCTTAGGGCAAATCTTTCATTGGGAAGTTTGTATACAAGCGCAACTGTTGAGGAAGTCTGTCAGGCTGGACAAAACATAATTACAGATTACCTTTGGAAAAACCAAGCTTTCAATTCTGCACACTCACACATTGTTGGATTTGGTACATTATATTTTGATACACCACATGACTTCTTTGTGGGGCAAGTAGTAACGGTAAGTGGTAACGGCGCGACTTTTAATGGTTCTAAAACAATTACAGACATAGACACATATTCAATTACTTTTGTAACTTCACACTCAACGGTTGAACCAACTCACCCAACTTCACCTTATGGAACTGTTACTGCAACAGATTATGTAACCTATTCAACTATTCCTGAAGTAAAATTAGCAACACTTATGGTGTGTACTGAAATTTGGCAGGCAAAACAGGCAGCTAACGGCGGCGCATTAGACCCAAACTTTCAACCTTCACCATTTAAAATGGGGTCAACTCTTATAGCAAAAGTACGAGGCTTACTTGCGAACCACTTAGCGCCAAATGGACTAATAGGCTAATGACAGTTGCCGTTACAACTCTCAGAGCCTCAATCAAGTCCGCGCTAACTAACGCGGGGGTGTGGGATACATTTAGTTATGTACCAGCCACACCCACCGCCAACAGCGTTGTACTCAGGTATGCAGACCCAATGCTTGAGCCAAGCAACAATCAATATAATGTTGGTGCAAAAGCAAACTTTACAATAACTTGCATAGTACCAATGCTAGACAATCAAGCGTCTTTAATAGCATTAGAGGAAATGGTTTGCGCTGTCTTTTTAAAGCTAGTTGCTTCAACCATTAAATTTAATGTTGAAAGCGTATCTGCACCCTCAGTATTGCAGGAAGCTCAAGAAATGATGGTTTCCACAATTAACATAAGCACACTAACAACTTGGAGTTAAACAAATGACACTTACAGACGAGGACATTGCCTTTCTTAAAAAGATCGGTCAAGAAGTACCGCAAGACAAGCCAAAACCAACAATCACTAAGAAAGACGAGGAATAACTAAAATGGCAACATTTTTAAATAACAAAGTTGGGTTCAAGGTTGCGACCGTTGATCTTTCAGCTTATGTGCAATCTTTTGTATTAAACCGCGTACTAGATCAGATAGAAATTTCTAGCATGGGGGACACCAGC